CCATATTTTCAACCATCATATTCAATGACACTTGAATTAGTGGATATTATTAATGAAAAAAGAGATATTCCTGTGATTCTTGAAAATATTACAATGCAGGATGATTATGAAGGTAATTTTACTACACGAAGAGTTCTTATATACACATTAAGATTTACTGCTAAAACATATCTTTTTGGTCCTGTTTCTTCTGCAACAAGAGATATTATCAAACGTACTTCTGTTGGATTTGTTGCTGGAGATAGTAAGAGCACAACGAGAGATGTTGTTTACGCATCGACACCAAGAGCTATTAAAAATTACACTGGTACAGTAGTAACCACCTTGTTAAAAGATATTACCACAGAAGATATTTTAATTACAGTTAATAGTTCGGCATCTATTGTTAAGAACACATATTTGGAAATTGAGGGGGAAGAAGTATATGTAACACTTATAACTGGAAACGTTCTTACTGTCGAAAGAGGTAAAGATGGAACACCAATTACATCACATCTTTCTGGAGCAGAAGTTAAATCAATTGCTGCAGCAGATAGTTTGTTAATTGAAGAAGGTGATGATTTTGGATTTAGTGGGTCTACAGTTTAAAGAGTATGAAAATGACAAAAAAATTTGATAAACTTAATGAAACTTTTAATGTAGATGGTGATATAATTCCAGTAGAATCTGAAACTGTAATAGAAAAAGTAGAAAAAATATCATTAGTTGTAGATGATATTAAAAAAGATTATGATTATACTAGAGGAAATTTATATTCTTTAATAGAAAAAGGTCAAGAAGCAATTAATGGAATTCTTGAGTTAGCACAAGAATCCGAGATGCCCCGTGCATATGAAGTTGCTGGACAATTAATTAAGAGTGTAGGTGACATTACAGATAAACTATTAGATCTTCAAAAGAAAGTAAAAGATATTGACGACGACAAACCAAAAGGTCCAACCACAGTTAATAATGCACTTTTCGTAGGATCAACTGCAGAACTAGCAAAACTTTTAAAGCAACAGTCCCAAGAAACAAAAGAAGAATAAATATAAAAGGATATAGTTCTTACTTACAACTAATGAGCAAGTGTAAACCGGGATATTATTATTGCTTTACTAACAAAGAGTGTAAACCAATTCCACCTGGATTTATGATTGATCCTGCTGGAATGCTTGCAAAAGAAAATGGACATACTGTAGATGAAGCATGTTGGGTTGGTTATAAGCAAGTCGGGATGAAAAAGAAAGGAAAGAGAATTGTTCCAAACTGCGTTAAGGAGGAAGGTCTCCGTGATTGGTTCGGCAAATCCAAGTCAAAAGATGGTAAATCTGGTTGGGTAAATGTTGTAACTGGCGGAACCTGTGCAAGTGATGAACCCGGTGAAGGAACTCCAAAGTGCGTTTCTTCTGCAAAAAGAGCAAGTATGAGTGATGCAGAACGAAAGTCTGCATCCAGAAGAAAAAAATTAGCAGATCCCGGACAGCAATCAAAGTCAGGTGCTGCAAATCCAACTTATGTATCCACAGATTCCCCCAAAAAGAAAATGAATGAAAATCATAAAGCAATTGCTAGTGGAAAAGAAAAAGATGAGGAAGGATATATGGCAAGCACAGAGATGGATACAATTAATAGTGCTGTTAAAAAATTAAGAAAAAATATTAAAAAAGGTGACGCACAATTACCCGCATGGGTTCAATCTAAAATCACTAAAGCAGCAGATTACATTGATACTGCAGCAGACTATATGGATAGTAATGAGGTGTCTGAAGAGTCTGATAAAAAAACTAAAGGCAGTGGAACAAAGGATGCTTGCTACAGTAAAGTAAAGTCAAGATACTCTGTTTGGCCGAGTGCATATGCTTCTGGAGCACTTGTAAAGTGTCGTAAAGTTGGTGCTGCTAATTGGGGTAACAAATCAGAAGGTTATGAACTTTCTAACTGGAGAGATGAATTTAAAGCAACGGAATATGAGTTTGTAGACTTAATCAAACCAGAACCTTTAGTGAGTAAAGTGCTTGATGAAAAGTGTTGGTCTGGTTATAAGAAAAAGGGTATGAAAACAATGTTTGGAAAGAGATATCCAAATTGTGTAAAAGTAGAAGAAAAAGATACATGTAATCATACTCATAAAGGAGA